GTGGTCCGCTACCGCGAAACGCTGGCCGTGGCCATGCCGCGCGGCAGCGGCAAGACCACGCTATGCCTGATCGCCGTGCTGTGGGCGGTGTTGTCGGGTCAGCACGAGTTCGTGTTCCTGATCGCCAGCGCTCAGGAATCGGCCCTGTCGATGCTGGCGAACATCAAAAGCCACATGATCGGCAACGACCTGCTGCTGGCCGACTACCCGGAGGCTATCTATCCCATTCGCCTGCTGGAAGGCGAGGCTCGGCGCTGCACCGGCCAGCGGTACTGCGGCGTCCCCACCCGGATCGGCTGGGGTGTGGACGAGATTGTCATGCCCACCATCCCCGGCAGCCGGTGCTCCGGTTCGATCATCCGGGTGTCGGGGATCACCGGCAACATCCGTGGCGCGCTGTATGTCCGCAGCGACGGCAGCCAGGTCCGCCCCACGCTGGTAATCCCGGACGATCCCCAGACGGACCAATCGGCACACTCGCTGTTGCAGACGGCGGAGCGGCTGTCCATCATCAACGGCGCCATCAAGGGCCTGGCCGGGCCGGGCCAGCGGACGGCCATCATCATCCCCTGTACCGTCATCGAAGGGGGCGACCTGGCCGACCAGCTTCTTGACCGGCAGAAGAACCCCTCCTGGCACGGCGAGCGGACCAAGCTCCTGTACAGCTTCCCCACCGCCGACAAGCTGTGGGGGGAATACGCCCGCATCCGGGATGAATCCTTACGCGCCGACGGCGACGGTCACGAGGCCACGGAGTTCTACCTGGCCCGCCGCGAAGAGATGGACGCGGGGTCGGCGGTCGGGTGGCCGGCGCGGTATCTGGCCAGCCGCGGCGAAATCTCCGCCCTCCAGCACGCGATGAACCTGAAGTTCGATAACGAGCGGGCGTTCTTCGCGGAGTACCAGAACGAGCCGCTCAAGCCCTCCGCGTTGCACGCCGACGTGCTGACCGTGCGGATGGTGTGCGAGAAGGCTAACGGCCGGCTGCGGCGCGAGGTGCCGCTGGCCTGCACGAAGCTGACCATGTTCGTGGATGTTCACAACAAGCTGCTGTATTTCTGCGTGGTGGCCTGGCAGGAGGATTTCACGGGGTTCATCATCGACTACGGCACCTTCCCCGATCAAGGCGAGCGGATGTTCTCGCTGGACGGCGCCCGCAAGACGCTGGGCCGGCTGCATCCAGGCGTGGGGCCGGATGCGGCGATCAAGGCGGGGCTGGAGAAGCTGGTGGCGACGTATCTGGGGACGGATTTCAAGCGCGGCGCCGGCCTCATGCGGATTGACCGGCTGCTGGTGGACATGGGCTACAAGCCCGGCATCGTGGCGGCCGTCAAACACAAGGCCGGCGGCAGCGCCATGATGCTGTACAAGGGTTTGGGCATCCGGGCGGGCTCCAAGCCCATGAGCAGCTACGCCCGGCGGCCGGGGGAGCGGATCGGCCACCACTGGTACATCCCGAACACGGTCAAGACGGCCGAGTTCCCGCATGTGGCCTCGGATGTCAACTATTGGAAGACGTTCACGCATACCGCCCTGGCGACGGCCGCCGGCGACGCGGGCAGCCTGACGCTCTTCGGCCAGGCCAAGGAGCACGAGCTTTTCGCCCAGCACATCGCCAACAGCGAAACCTGGACCGAGACGCAAGGCCAGGGCCGCATCGTCCATGAATGGACCGTCCTGCCGGGCAAGCCCGACAACCATTGGTTGGATTGTCTCGTGGGCTGCGCCGCGGCGGCCTCGATGCTGGGAGTGACGACGATCAAGACTACGCCGCGCGTCCGCCGGCCGCACAAGAGTTTTGCCCAAATGATGGAGGAGAAGCGCCAGAGGATAGGCGCATAGAAAGACCACGCATGGCCAAGAAACGAGTCAAGGATGCTCCCGTTGCAGAACTCCAGCAGCCCCAGACGCTATCGTCCGCACCGTCCGTAGCCGTTCTGCCGGAGCCGGAGCCCAGGCCGGCGTCCTTTGCCGAGATGATGCAAGGCGGGCGCGGCCTGGTCTGCCGCAAGTGCGGCTGCCGGCACTTCCTGGTGGATCACACGCGGACCGCGCCAGGGGCGATTGTGCGGCACCGGATTTGCCGCAATTGCGGGCAGAAACGCCTGACCTGGGAGCGGTAAGGGCCGCCACGTGGCACATATGCCACTTTCCGCGGCGTAGGGCTGATTCACGCTTGATGTAGCCATGTGATATAGGCCATGATAGCGGCAGCAGGCCCGGTGGTACGCCGGACCGCGCCCAATAACTGAATACTGCCCAAAGAGCAGGCCGGCCAGCCTGTGCTTCGGTGAGACCGATCAAAAGCTCCCTTCACTCGCGCGAGGGTGGAGGGAGCTTTTTCTTTGGGCCAAGGACACGCGGCATGAGCGACAACAATCCGACTCCCGCCGAGAAGATTCTGGGCGACTCCCAAGGCCCGGCCGCCGCCACGGGCGACACCGGCTCGGCCACGGCCCATTCCATCCCCAATCGCATCGCCGCCGCCAACTACGCCGCCCAGGTCGCGGCCGGACGGCGGGGCATGGGCGGCATCCGTAGGGTCAAGCTGGCGCCCGGCAACCCCAGCGGCCTGAATGTGGGGAGGTACTCGGACCTATGAGCCGCGCCGCCGCGCCAACCCTGGAGCGCATCGACACCGCGGCGGCGGCTCTGGAAATCCTCGCGGCCAATTCCGGCCAGACCCACGCCATCACGGTCGCCCGGCCCGTTGCCGTCCAGACGGTGACGACCCGGCGGTTGGATGTCCGCGCCCGGTTTGACGCCCAGTTCACCACGCCCGAATCGGCCGGCCACTTCGCCCTGATGGACGCCTTGAGCGTCGATGCCGCCGCCAGTTGGATGGTGCGGCGGGTGTTGCGGATGAAGTGCCGGTACGAGTACCACAACAACTCGGTCTTCATGGGCCTGGCCGACACGCTGGGCAATTACGTCATCTCCACCGGCCCCAAGCTGCAAATGCTCACCGGGAACAAGAAGACCGACAAGCTGGTGGAGGGGCTCTTTGACGAGTGGAGCCAGGAAGTCGATCTGGCCGGGGCGTTGAAGAACTCCTGCGTCGCCAAGTGCTACAACGGCGAGGGGTTCACACTGCTCCGCTCCAATCCGAACCTGGATAACCCCGTCAAGCTGGACCTGGTGAGCATCGAGGCCGATCAAGTCACCAGCCCGTTGTTCGGGATGTACCCGTCGAGTTACCCGGACCAATACTTTGACGGCGTGGTGCTGGACCCGTGGGGCAGGCCGCAGACTTACCACATCCTCCGCCAGCATCCCGGCGCGTTCGGGGCCTTTGTCATCTTCGGCTACGAGTTTGACCCGTGGCCGGCGCAGTTCGTGGTGCATGACTTTGAGCGGATCCGGCCGGGACAACAGCGGGGGATACCCGAGTTCCTGCCGGCCTTGCCCAACCTGGCCAATCTCCGCCGCTACGATCTGGCGGTCGTGGCCGCCGCGGAGACGGCCGCCGACTACGCGGTGTACTTCAAGACGCCGGGACCGGCCACGGGGATGGTGGATGAGCAGGGCAACCCGGTGGCCGAACCGGTGGATTGCACCGGCGAGGTCGTGCCCATCGAATCCCGCACGGCCACGTTCCTGCCCAGCGGCGTCGAGCCGATGGACGTGAAGCCCAACCAGCCCGGCCAGCAGCACGAGACGCTGATAAACTTGGAATTGTCCAGCATCGGCCGGGCGGTGAACATGCCGCTGTTCCTGGTGAGCATGGACGCCCGGCAGGCGAACATGGCCTCGGCCTATGTGGTCATGCAGCCCTTCGGCAAGAGCGTCCAGGTCAAGCGGCAGAACTACAACCGGCTCTTGGACTTGCGCATTCTTCCCCAGTTCCTCCGCGAGGCGCGGCTCCTGGGCCTGTTGCCCGCCGACTGCCCCGACAAGCCCGCCCACACCTGGCGGTGGGACCGGATCAACGACCACGCCGACCCCGCCAAGACCGCCACGGCCGCGCAGACGCGGCTGGGCGCGGGCATCACCAGCCGGGCGCAGGAAGCGGCCGATCTGGGCCTGGACATGGATGAGCAGGACATGCTGGCCGCGCGGAGCTACGGCGTGAGCGTCAAGGACTACCGCAAGGCCCTCTTCGCCCGGCTCCAGGCCGGCAAGGGCGCGGTCCCGCCGGAAGGCTTGGTTGCGCCCGACGGCAGCACGCCGCCTTCCGGCGAAGACGCCGCCGAGGGGGAGGATCAGCCATGAGCTACCGGCTGAATCGCAAAGCCTACGAGCGGGCCAAGGCGCTCATCGAGAGCGGGAAATACGTGGATTCCGCCTGGTCATTCACCGCCGCCGACGGCAACGCCATTCTGGGCGCGCCGCGGAGCGAGAACTGGACCGAGTACGAAATGTGGTTCCTGGGCCTCGACGCAACCACCCCCAAGGGCAGCAAGGCCCGCTACGGCTACCCGTTCGGTAAGGGCGGGAGCCTGTACCTGTCGGCGCTGCGGGCGGTGATCTCCCGTGCCGGCGGCAGTAACGACCGGGATATTCAGGAAGCGGCCAAGGGACTACTCGACGCGGCCCAGGCGCGGGACGCGAATCTCGCCGCCGCCGGCGCCACGGCCCAGGGCGCTCGTGATGTTTACTTCACCGGCGGCACGCTCGATATCGAGGCGGAGTTGGGGCAGGGCGCGGACGGCGCGCCCCGGCTGCCGCGCTTCCAGATGGTCGGCTACACCGGCAACCCCATGAAGCTCCAGGGGAAGAGCCGGCCGGGGCTTAACTTCGACTACCCCGTGGTTATTGACCTCTCCGGTTTGCAGGGCTTGGACAAGATGCGGCCGATCTTGAAGGGCCACGACCAGTCCCAGCCGGTCGGCCACACCGACACCTTGGCCGTGGTGAACAACGAATTGGTCGCCGCCGGCCCCGTCAGCAATCCCTACAGCCCCCAGGCTATGGAGATCGTCAGCAGCAGCAGGAACGGCTTCCCCTGGCAGGCTTCCATCGGCGCGGACATCGTGGCCAACGAGTTTATCCCCGCCGGCCAGAGTGGAGAGGCCAACGGCCGCACCTACATCGGACCCGTGAACATCGCCCGCCAATCGGTGCTGGGCGAAATATCGTTTGTGGCACTTGGCGCTGACGATGACACCAGCGCCAGCATAGCGGCGGCGCGAGCCCCCGCGAAAGGATCAACCGGCATGAACTTCAAGGCATGGGCGAAGGCCCGCGGCTTCCAGGACAGCGAGTTGGAAGGCAAGATGGGCTGCGCGGTCCGGGCGGCGTACCGGGCCAGCGCGGATTACGACTCCGAGGATCCCGACGGCCAGGAGACCAAGCCGGCCGCCGATGACAAGGAGAAGGACGGCAAGGCCAAGGCCGCGCGGCAATTGGACGTGGCCGCCACCGGCTCCCTCGACACCGCCAACCAGGGCGTGGCGCTCATCCAGGCCGAAAGCCTGCGGATCGCCAAGGTCAACGCCGTGTGCGATATCGCGGCGCAGCAGGCCGAGGGCGACCTGGCCAAGGCCATCAGCGACATTCGCGCCCAGGCCATCGGCGGCAACTGGACCGAGGAGAAGGTCTCCACCCAGGTGGAACTGGCCACGCTGCGGGCCAGCCGCGCCCCGCAGGGGCATGAGAACGGCCGGCCGTTCAACATCCACACCGGCATCGCCAGCGACAACAAGCCCATCAACGCCAACGACGTGCTGGCGTCGGCGATGGCCCTGTCCTGCGGCATCCCGGAGCGGATCGCCCTGACGCACCCCGACGGGAGCAAGCTGGATGAGCGCGAAGGCAACGCCGCCAGCAGCGGGCGGTTCCGCAACATGGGCTTCCAGAAGCTCATGGGCATCGTGGCCCAGGCCCACGGCATCGACGTGCCGGGCGGGCCCATCGACCAGAGCACGCTGAACCTCCTCATTCGGGCCGAGCGCCGGTTGGATATCCTGGGCGCGGGCGAGGGCTACTCGACGGTCTCCCTGCTGGGAATCACCGAGAACATCATGAATAAGGCCCTGCTGGTGGGCTACAACGAGGAGCCTTCCATCGTCGAGGATATCGCCTACCAGCGCGACACCAACGACTTCAAGCAGTTCAAGACCTACCGCATGACCGGCTCGGGCCGGATGCAGTTGGTCAACTCGGCCGGCGAGCTCAACAGCTTCGGGCTTCAGGATGAGAGCTACCCCAACCAGGTCCAGACCCGCGGCTACGTGCTGACCATCACGCGGCAGACGATCATCAACGACGACCTGGGCGCTGTCACCGACGCCCCCAAGGCCCTCGGCCGCGAGGGAGCCCAGTGCCGCGAGGAGCAGGTGATGACGACGCTGCTGGCCAACTTGACCACCTTGTTCCCGGTCAACAACGCCAACGGCAACTATCTGTCGGGCGCGACCACCAGCCTGACGGCCAGCCCCATCGTGGCCCTGACCGCGGCGGTGAAGGCGTTCATGGAGCAGACCGACGCCAACGGCCGGCCGATCCGCATGACCCCCGACCGGCTGATTGTGCCGCCGGCGCTGTGGGGCGCGGCCAGCGAGGTTTACAAGGGCACGGCCGGGGCTATCGTCACCGGCCTCATCACCGCCGACTCTGCCGGCTATACCAAGCCCAACGTCAACATCCACGCCGGCAGCTACCGGCCGATCCAGAGCGCGTACCTGGCGGCCCGCGCCGGCAAGGGTCTGACGGGCGCCAGCGACACCGGCTGGTTCCTGCTGCCCAATCCCTCCGGCGGGTTCGCCGTGGTCCAGGTGGGCTATCTCCGCGGCCAGCGGACCCCGATCATCGAGCGCGGCGAGGCCCCGTTCACAACTTTGGGCATCCAGATGCGCTGCTATTACGACTTCGGCGTGGCCACGATGGACTACCGCGCCGGCGTGTACAGCAAGGGCTCGGCGTAACCGGGGGCGCGCGTTCCCGGCGTGACGTTCACCTGACAACCGAAATCGTTCTGACAGAAAGGATGCAATTATGAGCTTCTCCCCGCAAGCGCGGCTGGCCTACGGGCAGCCGATCATGATCCCCAAGACGTTCATCACCGCCGTCACCGGCGGGGACGTGCTGGTCGTCAACGGCCAGGTCGAGATCGTCCACGAGTCGGCCATTGCCGGCGCGGTGGGCAGCGTGGCCATCGGCCACGGCGTCTATGACGTGGTCAAGACCAGCGGCGGCGGCATCACCTTCGCCCAGTTCGCCAGCGTGTACTGGGACGCCAGCGCCAACGTGGCGACCCCGACGGCCTACGGCAACACCTATATGGGCTATGCCACGGTCGCCGCCGCCGACGCCGACACCACCGTCTGCGTGTGGCTGCCCGGCGACACCGCCCCGACCAGCGTGTTCAACGGCACCTCCACCGTCATCGCCGACCCCGGAAGTTCGGGGGCGATCCCTGTCACCGGCAACGGCCACGTCAAGCTCGTGACCGCCGTCGCGGAGACGCGGACGCTGGCGGCCCCGACCTTCGTGGGCCAGACGCTCATGCTGTGCGGCAAGACCACCACGGTGACGAACACCTGCACCGTGACCGTGGCCGCCGCCATCGACGGTTCGCACACCCACATCGCCTTCGGCACGGCGGGCGAGTGGATCATCCTGATCGCCGTCATCAGCGGCAGCACCCTCTCGTGGGCGCTGCTGGTCAACGGCGGCACGACCCTGAGCTAGTAGTGTGAGCCGCGCGGGATTCGGGCGGCGTTTTGTGCGGGCGCTGCCCGAATCCCCCGGCCACTGACAGGCGCGCTATGGCCAATGTTCTCCAAGAAGGCTCCTCCTGGCTGGTGGGCCAGAACCGCCGGTACATGGCCGGCCTGGTGACGTACAGCCGGCCGGGAAGTACGCCCCTGGCCGTCGGGCCGATCCCGGCCAAGCTGGGCAAGACGCCTTATGAGACCGTGGACGCCAGCGGCGTGGTCACGACCGTCGAGAGCCGGGACTTCCTCATCGAGGCGGCGGACCTGGTGCTGGGCGGCGCGGCCGTCGAGCCGGCCCGCGGCGACCGGATAACCGACGCGGTCGGGCAAGTGTGGGAAGTGGCGCTGGGGCCGGGCCAGCAGTGCTTCCGGCGCGTGGAGTTCGATACGGTCTTCCGCATCCATACCAAGCACGTGGAGTAGAGGGTACTGACATGGGCCTGATAAGATCATTCCTGCAATGGGCGCAGATCGCCCAGGACGACACCAGCGGAGCGCTGCTGGTGAAGCTCGACGGCGATGTCACCATCGAGCACATGGACGCCGACGTCGCCCCGCTGGGGAACATCACCGACCCGGCCGCCGAGGGCGACGCCGCCAGCGGGACGCTCATCGCCAGCGTCCGGGGCCTGGCCAAGAACATCGGCACAACCACTGCCGGCTGGCTGGCGGACGTACTGGCGGCGCTCAAGGCCGCGGCGGGGTCCGACGTGACGATCATCAGCGTCCCCATCGACCAATCCGGCGGGGCCGGGTCGGTGGCGCTGCTGGCGGCGTCGGGCAGCAAGATCACCCGGTTGCACGGCATCATGGGCACGCTGGACGCCGACGGCACGTTGTCTTTCACCGACGGCACCGCCGTCCTGATCGGCCCCATGCCGCTGGCCAAGAACTCCGGGCCGATGGACCGGCTGGGCGACAAGGCCCTCGCCTGGTGCGCCACGCCCGCGTCCGCGAACAAGCCCCTGACCCTGGTAACGACCGGCGGCGGCTTCCACGGCGTCGCCTTGGTGAGCCAGACCTAAGGAGAGTCCAGCATGTTTATCGCAGGCGGCGGCGCAGCGCCGGAAGTGACCTTGAACGTCGGCGGCCTGGCCCTGATGGGCAGCATCGACCTGTCATACTTGCTGGCGCTCACGACGGGTGTGCCGGCCAAATACACGATCACGGGCGCGCTGCGCGTCGCCGGGTCGGGCTCGTCGGCCACGGTGAGCGCGTCCTCCGACGCGGCCAAGGTCAATGTGAACGGGCTGGGCCTGGACCACAACGACAACGGCTGCTCCTATTACGACTGGTCCTTCAACTTCCCCAACGCCAGCGGTGACGATCTGGTTGTGAACACGGGCCTTAACAGCGGGCAGAACTGGGGCGATACCCCGCTGTGCCTGGACAACAAGCAGACGATCCTCTCCAACTGCGCCTACGCCAGCTATGGCTTGACCGGTCGCACCCTCAACATGACCGCCGGCGACGCCTTCACCGATGGCGTCTCTTCATCCCCCCACAGCCAATCCCAGGATGACGGCCTGCCGGGCGCCACGTGGTCGCCGGCCGGTTGGTACGGCGGCTACCGAATGTTCGAGTCCAGCCAGGGAACGCCCTGGTATCTCTGGCGTGACGGCAGCGGCGGCCAGTGGGTCGTGTCCCATGCCCCCAACGTGTTCCCCAGCGCCGAGAGCGGCAGCGAAGTGCCGGGCTGGATTCGCGCCGACAGCAGCGCCAACGGGGTCTTCGCTCTGGTCTATTCGGACGCCGAGACTTCCCCCGGCGACCTGACCGTCACCCGGACAGGCAACTTTCAGAATGGCCCGGAAAGTTCCGTTGCCAATCTTATCGCCCACGGCTGGACCGTCAGCTTGAACACCGGCATCAGTGGCGGAGGCAGCCAATGAGAAATATCGCGGCCAACTTCGGCGTCAAGAGCTACCGGACCGGTCCCGACGAGTGGCTGCTCGTGCATGACGGCCGGCAGGTGTTGACATTCGCCGGTCCGCACACCGACACGGACACGCCCGCGGCCAACACGATGTTGGTGGGAACCCAGGCGGAGATTCAGGCCGAGGCGGCGCGGGTGCAGGCGACGGCCCCGCCAGAGGAACCGACGCCATGACC